ACATTGCTGCAGAGGTGCATCAAACGCTTCAGGGAGTGGCTCGCGTCGAGGCTGCTTCAAGCGTATCTGCTCTACGGTCTGTTGCGGGAACTGTACTTGTCTCTCTCGAAGCCAATCTCCCACCGCAGCAATTCCTCAAGACACTCCTCTCGAGGACGCTTATTCATGGAGCTCGATCGGCCACTTGGTGGAAGCGACAGGCGAGAGATACTCAGATTCGCTTTGCCAACGTCGTCCGAGCCGGCGTTATTAAGGGAGAGACCACTCCTCAGATTGTGGCACGCGTTCTGGGTACGCCAATCGCGCCAGGAGTCCTTAAGACTTCCAAGGCCAACGCTCGAAGCCTCGTTCACGCTTCCATCCAACAGGTGGCTAATGAAGCCAGACTCGAAACCTTCAAGAGCATGGGAGATATCGTTAAAGGTGTGCGGCAACTATCTACCCTCGATTCCCACACTACCGAAATCTGTATTGCCTACGCGGGAGCCGAATGGAACCTCTCAGGAGTTCCCATGGGGAGAACTCGTCTTCCCTTCAATGGAGGGCCTCCGCGTCACTGGGGATGTCGTTCTGTCCTGGTGCCCGTCACTAAGACGTTTCGAGAGCTCGGGATCGCTCGTCCTGAGGTCGGTCGGCTTAATCCAAGGTATGCGAGTGCAGATGGACCTACCGACGTCACGATGCGGCAGTGGCTGGACTCGCGCACCGTGGAGCAGCTTAATGATCAACTCGGTAAAGGGAGGGCCAAGCTCTTCCGAGCCGGAAAGATAACTCTACAGGATCTAGTCGACGGGCGTGGCAATCCGTTGACGCTCGCGCAGCTCGAAAGGAGAGTAGAAGCAAGATGAACGCCGCACTGCTGGTGATAAAGGGAGCGATCAGCGAGATGGAGCCAGAAGATCAGCAGAGAGTGAAGGACATGGCGGATCAGATTCGCCAGATCATCAACAGCGATCGAGTCCATGGTCTGATCGCGCTTGCGCTCGTCGGATGCGAGGAGCAGGAGAATGCGTAACTGCATTTATGAGGCTCGCAATCGACAAGGCCAGCATGGGAATGTCCCTATTGAAGCCTGGTGTACCACGCATGGCTGGGACTGTCCGAATGTTCAATCAAGAAAGGACTCATCGATGCGTAGAGTCAAGATCAAGAGCGATGGAACCCTGCGTGGGACGTTCATCTTCAACGAGGACGGAAAAGAGATTCCTGGCGTCAAGCGAATCGACATCGGCTCCATCGACGCTGGAGGCAACAACAAGCTGATCCAGGTCAAGCTGACCTTGGTCAATGTAGAGCTCGAGCTCGACGCTGAAGTCGCGTCGATCGACGCCGAAGAAGGTATTCACAACCGCAAAGGAGAGAAGATCTCATGAGAGCACCAAAGATGTCAAGTATCGCCCAAGCGCTTCGCTGGATGGGAGAGCCGGTGGCAGCCATGATGATGCGTCATGCCGTGCGCGTCGGCGCGATTCTGCCTGCCATGCCTCTGGAGCTGCCCGACAAGGCGGCCGTCGAAAAGCTGCCCGAAGCGCAGCGCTCGCTCTACGTCGAGAAGGATGGCAAGTACCGTCTCGACGTGGACGTGGAGGACACTGGCTCGCTGAAGAGCTCGCTCAAGGCCGAGCGCGAAGCGCGCAAGACCGCGGAGAAGAAGTTCAAGGAGTTCGCGGCTCAGTTCGAGGGCATCGATCCCGAGAAGGTACGCGAGCTGATGTCGCACTTCGACAGCACGGAGGAAGCCGAGCTCCTGAAGCAGGGAGCCGAAGGCATCGAGAAGATCGTAGAGAAGCGCACCGAGAAGATGCGCGCCGACTACGAGAAGAAACTCGAAGAGCTCTCGGAGCAGATCGACGGTGCGCTCGAGGTGGCGGGCTCCTACATGGATCGCGTGCGCGACGCTCATATCCTGTCCGCAGCCGCGAAAGCTGGCGTGCATCCCGGCGCGATGGAGGACGTTCTCCTGCGCGGTGGCCAGATGTTCTCGGTGGACGACGACGGCAACGCCGTGCAGTTCGACCCCGACGCCGGCGATGAGGAGCGCGTGGTCCTGGGCAAGGACAACAAGACGCCCTACAGTCCGGCCGAGTGGCTCGAGGAGATGAAGGAGCAAGCTCCGCACTGGTGGCCGGCTGGATCGTCGGGCGGTGGAGCCGGTGGAAACAAAGGCAATGGCAAGGGCTTCGGTGGCGCGAAGACCGTTCGGCGCGCCGACTGGGAGCAGATGTCGCACGACGATCGCATGAAGAAGTCGAAAGACGGCTATCAGATCGTCGACTGATCGTAGACGCCTAACCATTGCCTTTTACAAGGGCGATCGTTAGGCGTATAACAACGATACCGAAGTTAGAGTACGGTTGTCGTAGGAGGGTTAGGTCGGCGGCATAGGAGGGGCGGGTGGGACGCTCGCCTCCTCCTCACTCTCCAAAGCAGCAAGGCACTGATGGCGCGACGCCTGAGGTGCTGGTCTCACCGAAGTGACAGCTGGGACGGCTGTCTCCGCAGGGTCCACTGGGATGGTGGGCAAAGGACATCATCTCAATCACCGGACACTAGGAGGTCCAAAGCTGTGAACGCATACCATCGCATCAAGAGTCAGCTCTCGATTCTGCAGCGAGCGAAGCTGCACGCGCAGGCTTTCCTCGTCATTCTCAACGCCATTGTCTTCGAACACGCCGTCAAGCGAGGCTTCATCCTCGGCGCGAACACCCTCACCGGTCTGATCCCGAACATGTACGAGGCGCTCGACATGGTCTCGCGCGAGCTCGTGGGCTTCATTCCCGCGGTGGGCCGCAACTCCGGCGTCGAGCGCGTCGCTTTGAACCAGACGGTCACCATTCCGATCGTGCCTGCGATCGTCGGCGGCGACGTTACGCCCGGAGCAACGCCTCCGAGCGACGGCGACCAGAGCTTCGGCAACACCACGATGACCATCAGCAAGTCGCGCTACTGGCCGGTTCGCTGGACTGGCGAGGAACAGCGCGCCGTCCGCTCCTCGGGCATGCTCCAGTCGATGCAGACGCAGCAGTTCGCGCAGGCCTTCCGCGCAGCGTGCAACGAGGTCGAGAACGACCTCGCAGCTCTCTACTCGACCACCAGTCGCGCCTTCGGTACTTCCGGCACTGCCCCGTTCGGCACCGCCGGCGACCTGAGCGACTTCGCGCAGTCGAAGAAGATTCTGGACGACAACGGCGCGCCGCGGATTGGCCGTCGCATGGTGCTCGGCACCACGGCCATGGCGAACCTGGGCGGCAAGCAGTCCGTGTTGTTCAAGGTGAACGAGTCCGGCTCCGACGCGCTGCTGCGCGAAGGCATCGTCGGACGCGTCGAGGGCTTCGGCGTTGGCGATTCGGCCGGCGTCAAGACCCATACAAAAGGCACCAACGCTGGCGCGACGACCAACGCTGCGGGCTACGCGATCGGCGCGACGGTCATCACGCTGGCCGCGGCCGGCACCGGCACGATCGTGGTTGGCGACGCCATCACCTTCGCAGGCGACACGAACCAGTACGTGGTGGCCTCGGGCGACGCGGACGTCTCCAACGGCGGCACCATCACGCTGGCCGAGCCCGGTCTGCGCCAAGCCATCCCGGCCGCCGCGACGGCGATCACCACGACCAACAGCTACGCGGCGAACATGGCCTTCTACCAGAACGCCATTCAGCTCGCGACGCGAGCGCCGGCTCTGCCCGAGGGCGGCGACATGGCGGATGACCGCACGTTCGTCGCGGATCCACTGACGGGCCTGCAGTTCGAGGTCTCGCTGTATCGCCAGTACCGGCAGATCAAAATCGAGGTGGCGCTGGCCTGGGGCGTGAAGAACGTCCAGCCGCGGCACACGATGATCCTGAAGGGATAAGGCTGGAGAGCCCCTAAGGAGATTGGCCACTTGAGTTCAGAGGGAGCGAGGAGCGATCCTCCTCCCTCTTTTTGATTTCCCAACCGAAGGAGGCATACATGCCGAAGCAGCAGCAGCCCCAGGGTCCATCCGCCACCCAGCTGAAAGGCGAAGATGGAGTTTGCGAGACCGTCGTCGTGGACGGCGTCCGCGTCAACAAGCACGACCTGGACGACGACGAGCAGAGCTCGGGCAAGCCCGACAAGCACTCGCCCGTCAACACGCCGATTTCGACGCGCAAGGCCACAGCGAAGAAGTCTGGTGGCAACGCGAGCGACGAGGACTTCGATGGCATGACCGTCGAAGAGCTGAAGAAGCATCTCGACAAGGAGGGCGTGGAGTACACGTCCGACGACCTGAAGGACGACCTCGTCAAGAAGGCGAAGAAGGGCAAGTAGTACTTTTTCCCAACCAAACGGAGAATTGTAAAACATGAGCCGCACCGTAGCAGTAGGAGAGAAGGTTCTCGTTCGACTCGCGCTCCTCCCTGGCATGTCCGAGGAAGACGGCGACAAGTCGCCTCAAGAAGTGATGGAGCTGCGCTACGCCCTGAACGATCCGGGCATGATGCAGCAGGCGCTCGACAAGGCGCGCGAAGACCAGGAAAACCCCGACCTCACGGCCGATCAGCTGACCGAGCAGATCCACCTCTTCCCGCGCGTGCGTCCTGCCACGATCGCGTATGTGGATCGCACCGAGGGCAACATCTCGTGGGTCAACCTGGATGTCTACACGCCCGGCTCGACCGTTCTCCAGGGAGCCATCGGCCAGATCCCGAAGTACGCCCAGCGTCACTTCCGGCTGGACAAGGTCCAGATGATGACCAAGGAGCCCGAGGACGGCCAGTACCAGCACGTCGCCTTCTGGCGGCCGGAGACGGAGGAGGAAGCGCCGCTGCGCAAGGAAGCGCCGA